GCGATCGACATTTGCGGGACTCGTGGCGTCCATCGAACGCGGTCCCACGTCCGGAAACTCAGGGACTAAAGGGTGCGGGATCACCCGATACGAACCATTCGAGTCCTGGAAGGGGACGCTCGATCAGCTGCATGACGCTATGGACTCGGGTCGTGCCTGCGAAATGGCTTTCCGGACTGTCACGCTCTACGAGCGGTGGCTGTTCTGCGGGAGGTACCTGTACACAATCACGTCCCTTCCGGCTGGTATGCACGGAAAACTGGGAGATCTGTCGGTGGTGGCGCTCATCGTTGCCGATCGGCTGGGTCTGCGTGAGAGGTTCGAGCGCGACATTGCGGAATCCAACTGCTCCGACTGGGAGGACATCGCCGCAAAGTCGCTCGAGCAGGCCCACCTCAGTTGGTACGCGGCCAGAGCCGAGGTCGACGCCGAGATTGCAGAACTGCAATCCGAGGTGGCCCAGTGAGGGACGACGGGAGAATCTCGATGGGGCAAGCCGCGAAGATCATCCACCTATCGCGGTGGCAGGCACTTCGGATCCTGGAACTGGTTCACCAGCGGAACCCGGGTCTCAGGCTACTGAAGCGATCCGGGTACGGTGGTCGAGGTGGGAACTGGCGGGTTTGCCCAATGGCGCTGGGTAGGTTCGCTGACGATGAGGACGGGATCAGGACCTCGGCCCTCGAGGAGCGTGTAGGTCTACTGGAGTCACGGATGGAGACCCAGGCGGCTAGAATTGGTACAATTGAAAAAAAGCTGAATCAGCACAAATCATGCTGCGAAACATCACCGGCCAGTCATTGAAATGGTGCATATGGTGCATGAAATGCAGCTACTCTATAGGTGCCTCGGGAGAGGACCTACGAGGGGAGATGGTCGGTTCGGTGTTCGAACGGGAGTTCGGTGGCACCACTCCGTTGGTCGGTTAGACTCCGCCCATGGACGACTGCTCCCTCAGCTTCGAAGTGAAACTCGAGGCGCGTTGCGTGCGGTGTCGACTCAGGCGCGAGGCGCCGGAAGGGTCGGACTTGATCCTTCTGTCGTCGGACACGAGTGGGGACGGGATATCTACTACGTGCGTCGTGGCGACCGACCTGCCGTGCGAGTGCGGAGAGAAGCGGGTCAAGATTCACGCGTCACTGGAACTGGATTAGATGGCAAAGCGCAAACCCAAGGGCCCACCAAAGAAGCCCGAGGACGAGCGCTTGGCAGAGATCCTGACATTCGCTGCCGCGCAGACTCCGAAGGCTGCCGCAGCCAAATTCAGTGTGTCGGAGCGTTCGATCTGGCGCTGGCGAGCAGCCATGGCAGCGGGGAAGCTGCCTGGTGTGGCAGACCTGGTCAGCAAACTGAAGGCCGACGCACTCGAGGAGTGCAAGGACGAGCTCTCGGACGCCTACCGGACCTCACTCGAGCTGCTGAAAAACAAGATGCCGGCGGCAACCTACCGGGAGCTGCTCGACACAGTGACAGCGATCGGGGAACTGAAGGCATTCCGAGACGGGATAGCCGGCGATGAGCGTGGCCCGGCTCCTGGCACGGGTTCAGTCGGCCAAAAGGGTCAAGGAGCAAATCCGCGCCCTTCGGGCGGAGCGGGCGAAACCAAGCCACTCCGTATCGTTGGCTGAGCTTGCCGAGCTGTCGCTACTCGACTTCATTGGGCATGTCTCCCCTCACCTGGAGCGACCGGAGCACCTGCTGCCGTACGTGCGGCTGCTCGAGGCGGCAGTCGCAGATGACCCAGCCGAGGCCATCGAGGCGGTCATCGCGGCCCCTCCGCAGCACGGCAAGACGGTCGTTGCCATTCACGCGCTGGTCTGGTGGCTAATCAAGCGCCCGACGCTGTGGTTCGCCTATGCGACCTACTCACAGACCCGGGCTGAGTCGGTAAGTCGACAAGCCAGGGATATCGCCCTCCGGGCAGGACTCGACGTCGGAGGCACGCTCGAGCAGTGGACCGTTACAGGCGGTGGAGGCTGCAACTGGAAGGGCGTCGGCTCCGGTCTGACAGGTGAGCCCATCAGCGGCTTCCTCCTGATGGATGACGTCTACAAGGGTCCCGAGGACAGCAACTCGAAGGTCATGCGGGACAAAGTGACCGAGTGGCGCGTCTCGGTCTGCGAAGTCCGCGTCCACCCGGGAGCGGGGCGTCTGCTGATGGCCACGAGGTGGCACCCGGACGACGAATCGCAACGGTGCATCGCTGAGGGTTGGCGCTACGTCAACCTCCCGGCAATTGCCGAGAACGACAACGATCCGCTTGGTCGACAGCTGGGCGAAGCGCTCTGGCCTTCGAAGCGCCCGGTCTCGCACCTCGAGAAAATCCGCCGCAACCCAAGGATCGGCGAGTACGTCTGGGCCGCGCTCTACCAGGGACGACCGCGACCACGTGGCGGAACCGTCTTCGGGGATGCTCACTGGTACAAGCCTTCGCAGTTGCCAAAGCAAGGGTACCGCTGCGCCCACGGTGTCGACTTGGCCTACACCAAGCGCACCAGCGCAGACCGATCGGTGATTCTCACCGGGTACGCCCACAACGGCTTCTTCTACATCGTGGACTGTATCGTGCGACAGGTGCGAGCTGGAGAGTTCGCTCCCATCGGCAGGCAAGCTCAAAAGGTGAACCCCGGCCCAGCGCGATGGTACTGCCAAGGCCCAGAAACTGGCGTGGCTGACCTGCTTCGCGAACTCGGCTTCGACGTTACCGCGCATCCCACGGGATCCGCGGATAAGTTTTTACGGGCCCAGCCCGCAGCGACGACCTGGAACCAGGGCAAGATCCTGTTGCCAAGCGGCGAGAACCCAGACGAACCAGCACCCCTTTGGGTCCAAGAGTTCCTCTCAGTAATCCAAGGGTTTACTGGGGTAAATGACGCCAGAGACGATGAGGCGGACGCCCTCGCGGCACTCCATGACGAGCTGAATGTTCCGATGGCATCCGGCGACATGACGCCAATTGCGTCCTACAGGGCTGCTCAAGATTCACCCGACGACTTCGAAGACGACGATTGAAAGCAATGCCAGACCAGTCAGAAAGCCTTCCGGAAGACCGAGTAATTCTCGATCTGCCGGTACGCTCAATCATCGACTGGGAGCTCGACAAGACCAAGAAGGCCCAACGCGAGGCCGACACCGGCAACCTGTCGCTAGCCGCCGAACTCTGTGAAGCGCTCATGAAGACGGATGGGCGCATTCGTGGCCCGCTGTCGCAGCGCACCTCAGTCCTCAGACTGCCGACGACATTCGTTCCTGGAAGCGGACCGCAAGCGTCGGCTGCGGCAATCGCCATCGATCCGGCTCAGGGAGGCGACCACGACGAGCTCTTCGAAGCATCGGAGTTCGAGAAGATACACGCTTGGGGCCTGGTCCTTGGTGTGTGCCCATACCGCCTGAACTGGTGGGAAAACGGCAAGGCGCGCAAGCGCAACGGGCGAAACGTCCCAGCTCTCGAGTTCTGGCACCCTCGTCACCTACGTCAGGACCCCGTCACGCGCGAGTGGAAGCTCGCCATCGATGGCGGAAAAGAGATCACAATCACCGAGGACGGTGACGAGTTCGGACTCTATCTACCTTACGGAAAGAATCGGCCATGGGCAGATGGCCTTTGGCTCGCCCTAAAACTCTACTGGATTGCGGGACTACTCAGCTTCGAAGACTGGAACCGGTACAACGAGAAGCTCGGAATCGGGGCGTTTGTCGCCAAGGCGCCAGATGGCACAAAGGCCGATGACCCGATCATACCGAAGCTCGCAAAGCAGCTCCGGAATCTCGGGCGCGAGAAGGCATTTGCCCTTCCAGCTGGGTGGATTCTCGAACTGATCGAGAGTTCGGCGCGAAGCCCCGACGCATTCGAGAAGCTGATTGCTCTCGTTGATACCTGCAAAGCGATCACGATTCTCGGTCAAAACCTCACGACTGAGGTCAAAGGCGGCAGTTTCGCTGCAGCTGCTGCACATAAAGCTGTATCGGCCGACGTACTCGAGTTCGACGCTCGAATCGTCCGCACGCAAAAGCGCAAGTTTCTGCGGTCATGGGCGAAGTTCAACTACGGATCTGCTGATGCGGCGCCATCGGCGAATCTCGACACCACCCCTCCAGAGGACGTCTCGGCGCTGGTTGATGGCTGGAATAAGCTAGGGGAATCGACGAGAAAACTGCTCGACGACGGGTACGACCCCGACCTAGATCAGATGGCGCGCATGGTGAAGCTCCCGCAGAGAGGACCAGCAAAGGCGCGATTTCCCTCGAATCCAGTTGCCCCCCTACCCTCAGGATTCTCGGCAAATGCAGGCGGAGCGGGTCGTGTTACTGCCCTCGCTGCGGGCAAGTCCCAGGGAACCGCCTTCGAACGCGGTCGAGATTACGTCGATCGACTCGAGACTGAGATCTGCGCACACGCAGCGAAGGAACTAGCGCCAACGGTGGCCGCAATGCGCGCAGCGATCGAGGACTCAACCTCGTACGATGACGCCCTGGCGCGCATCACGGCCGCCTATGGCGATGAACTTCCGCCGTCAAAACTCCTCAAACTTACTGAAGCAGCGTTGATTCTCGGGCAACTCGCAGGCCGCGAAACCGTCGAGCAAGAGTTCCGTGCGGACGAGTAATGAAAAACCGACTGTCGCTCGATATGTCGGCGGACCCCTCGGAGTTCGACGAGGCAACCACTGAATTTGCCGCGCGCCGCGTTATCACGAGGGTCGAAGCCGACAAGCTCGAAGACTACGCGAAGCGACGGGCCTGGTGGATCTCTGGTGTCGCCCAAATGGACGTGGTCAACGACGCCCATCGGTCAATTCTCGAAGCTCTAAAGAGCGGGATCCCGTTCGAAGACTGGAAGGCGCAGGCGGGTCCAGCAATCGAGGAAGCGTGGGGCAAAGCCAACACTCCGCGATTGCTCACCATCTTTCGCAACGCGACCACGCAGGCCTACAACGCGGGTCGGTGGGAGCAGATGCACGAGCCGCACGTCGTCTCGATGCGACCGTTCATCGAGTACGACGTGGTCGACGACCTTCGGACGACCGAGCACATTTGCAGGCCCCTGATCGGCGTCATTCTCCCAATCGATGATCCGTTCGTCCTTAGGCACTGTCCTCAGCTGCATCATCGGTGCCGCACTGGCCTGAAATCTAAGCGCAAGTCGTACGTCGAGAAACACGGCGTTACCACGACCCCACCCGAAGTCGCGGTTACCCCTGGGTTCGGTTTCGCGCCCAATCTCACCGAGATCCCAAAGCCGAGCCAACGCGTCCACCCACCCGATGCAGACATCCAGCTTGAGATGGCCAAAAAGGCCTACGAGGACGCGCAAAAGCGGAAGCCGCTGCGCATCTCCAACAAGCACGTCGCGCCCAATCCACTCACCGCAAAAGAGCTCATGCACGAGCAGCTTGCCGGGCCGGGTGGTTCGAATGCTGGTGGCGTCTACCTCGGCGCGGATGGCGTCAAGCGGTACGTCAAGCTTTATGACGACTCCGCGCAGGCGGCTGGGGAACACCTAGCGAACCGACTCTATGCCGACCTTGGCCTCGGCGAGGTCAAGTCGGTGCTCTTCGAGCACAACGGAAAACTCGCCTACGCGTCTGAGTTCATTGATGGGGCCATCCCCATCGGGATGAAGGGGTTGACGCCTGAGCTGGCCGCGAAGGCTCTCGATGGGCTTGCAGCAGACATTGCCTGCGCGAATTGGGACGCCGTAGGCCTCTCTCTCGACAACATGCTCGTTACGCCATCAGGCGGCGTGCTTCGCGTCGACAACGGTGGCGCGTTTCTAATGCGCGCCAGCGCGGGTCGAAAGCCGGCGGCACTGCTCGAGCAGATCCCCGAGTGGGAAGGGTTCTTCGACGGCAACGTCAACCTGGCCTATTCAAAGGTGGCGCAGGTGGCCGGCGTTTCCTCGCCAGCTGACATGCTCGACAGGTTCGAGAAGCAGCTTGTGGCGCTTGAGACACTGGAAGCTGAAGCGGGGGGTTGGGGACCATACGTTCGCAAAAACGCACCCCTTCTCGATGAAGCAGACAGCGAAGCGATCGCAACAATGCTTCGGGCGCGCTCGAACCTCATGCGCAATCGCGTCAGGTCGCTGCGCAGAGCGAAGAAAAAAGCGCCGCCAAGCTTCGATCTGGCCAAGGTCGACGTTGAAAGAATTCCAACCCAGGTTGAGCACTGGCCGGGCTACGACAGCCCACCTAGAACAGGCACCGAACTGCTTGATTACTCACGAGCGATCCGTGAGCTAAGCCAGAAACGACTGCTTGATAAGCTAAACATCGAAGAGATTCAGGCAATCGGTGCATTCACCGAGGATTCTACTCATATTCGTGCGGCATCGGTGCTCACAGAATCCGAGTACCTGGTCAAGTTCCCTGATTCGAGCGCAGCTAAATACGCCGCCGCTCGTCGACATGCTGACAACCTATTCTCTGCGCTTGCGAAGGGTCGTAAGAATCGCCCGGCGGGCGCTGTCGAGAACAAGGTTACTGAGCTTTTCCGAGGTATTCGCAACCTGGACAAGGCTCGCTTCGACGCAGTTCTGGCGTCCGGTGTGCTCCGATGGGATGAGCCCACCAGCACCTCATGGGACCCAGATGTTTCTCGTGACTTCTACAGGCCACTGAACGAGGAGCACCGAAACAACTACTCGATATTCTTCAGGATAAAACCAAGGAAGCCAACCAGTTCGCTGTCCGTCGAGGGAACATCAGCGGTTCAGTCAGAACGCGAATTGCTTTACGGTAAGGCGCGATTTCGCGTGGTGCGCATCGTGCGCGACGGTGACTTTGAGCGCGGCGCGGTTGTCTACCTCGAAGAGATCTAGAACGAAACGTACTCTTCGCCGGTTTCCTCGTCTATCCCATGGCGAATCGTCACCTGGGTCTGAACGAATCGGTAAGGGCGTCTGATCGTGGTGCCGTCATCGTAGTAGACCCGAATCCGTTCGCATACGTCCTGGGTGTAGTGATTCGGAGCGTCATGGACTTCGTCCAGGGTCATCTCGATGACCTTGTTGACTGAGCCGTCTGGGTTCCTTAGCTCAAGGGTTCCGCGTACGGGCTTCGGGGGCGTGTACTTCCACTCTGCCATCCGTGCTAGGATAGCACACTATGTGGCTCTTCACTGAATTCGGCTTTTTCTCAGTCGTTGCGCACCGTTCCAAGCCAGGGAAGGTTTTGGTTCGAGGGCGCGTGCAGGCTGACGTAGTGGAGTTCGCCAGGCGTTCCGGCGCGACTGAAGAAGCTGTGTTCGAGAACCAGTCGGCCGACTATCGCTACCGCTTGGAGGTCACCGCTTCAGCAGCGGCCTCCGTAGTGGCTGAGGCGCTCAAGGACATCGACTACGACAACTTCAAGTCCAGGGTCGAAGAGACCCAGGGCATCGAACGCGAGCAGGTCTACATGGGCGTCTGGTCCCACTTGTACCGCTCACTGAGCTAGTCACCTAGCAGCGACCCAACAACTCCACTCAAACCCTGCGCCCACTTCGGGTAGCGGGGTGGACGCGTTTCCATGAAATCCAAGACCGCCTACGCACTCAAGGAACGAACCAGTAACGTCGGCGCGCCCTCGCTGCAGCTCGAAGTCTACGACATCATCGGTGACTTCTGGGCGGGCGGTGACGGTAACACGACGGCTCGCATCGTTGCAGAACAGCTCAAGGCGAACCGGAGCGCGTCGGAGATCCATGTGCGGATCAACTCCCTCGGCGGGATCCTCGACGACGCACTGGCCATCAGGGCGCAGCTGATAGACCATCCTGCGATCGTCACCATCGACATTGATGGCGTCGCAGCTTCCGCGGCCACCGTAATCATGGCAGGTGGGAACAAGATCCGCATCGGGGCCCCTTGCGCCGTCATGATCCATGAGGCCCGGAGCGGAATCCGCGGCGCTTCCGAGGCTGACTATCTGGCTCGCGCTGCCGAACTCAGGATCGCCAATGACGGATTGGCAGAGATCTACGCAGCGATGGCGAAGGCACGCGGGAAGGCAACCTCCAAAGATGACTTCCGAGCGCTGATGGCCAAGGAGAGCTGGTTCTCCGCACAGGAAGCCGTCGACATTGGCCTCGCCGACGAAGTGATTGCTGCTGTTCCCGACGCCCTCGTGGCCCAGGTGGACCTCTCAGACTGCCGAGCGATCCCGGGTTGGGTCGCAGAACGTTTCGCTGCGTCGCCCATGCCGGTGGTCGCTGCAGCCAAAACAGCGGCGAGTGGCGCCGTCGTACCGGCACCAACGCAAGGAAGTAACCCCATGAAGTTTATCGCAGTTCTCGCCATGTTGGGCATCACCGAGGCGACCGACGAAGCAACCGCAATGGCCACAGCCAAGCGACTGAAGGAATCCGGAGAGGTCGCCGGCAAGCTCGAGGCGCTCACCGGAGAGAGCGGCCCCACTGCCCTCGTAACCGCATCGGCCTGGAAGCAGCGAGTCACCAACCTCGAAACCGACCTTGCCTCCGCAAGAGCGGAAGCGGCCACGGCCAAAGCAGAAGCTGACAAGGCTCGTGCCGACGCCGACTCCTCCGAGCACAAGGCTATCATCGACCGTCTCGTGAACGAGGGTCGGCTCACGGGAGAAGAGAAGATCGCCAAGGCCAAGGCCAAGAGCTTGGCTGAGCTGAAGGACCTTGCTGAGTTCTTGCCTGTGTCCCTTCCAGGCGACCCGGCGAGCGCATTGCGCCAAGCCGGCGGAGACGCCGTAACGCTGACCGAGGCCGAGAAGAAGGACGCGGCATCCATGGGGATGTCCGAGGACGACTACCTAACGGCCAAGAAGAACGTCAAGCGCAAGTACGGCTAACCAAACACCCTTTACCAAACTCAAAAGACTACAGATTTAGCAGGAGAATCAACACATGACTGCATTGGCAGCGTCTCGAAGCACGCTCCGAATGGGCGAGGCCGGGCTCAAGGTAAACCTCGGCTGCGCGGCAAGCACGACCTACTACCAGGGCGCGATCATCTGCAGAAACGCAGCGGGGTACGCCATTCCAGGCTCTACCGCGACGACGCTCGTCTCCGCCGGAGTCTACCAAGGCCCGACGTTTACGAGTAGCCCCATTGCCGGAGCAGATAAGATCGACGTCGACGGCGGGATTTACAAGGTGGCCAACAGTTCAGCTGGCGACCTTGTGACGATTGCAGACGTTGGCAGCGTTGGGTACATCGTCGACGATCAGACCGGTGCGAAGACGAACGGGACCAACACGCGCTCGGTCGGTGGCGCCATTATCGCCGTGGACTCCGACGGTTTCTGGATGGAACTCTCCCTCACTGGACGCAAGGCGTAACACACACTTGAGCGGCTGATTTCACCGCTCTTTACATAACGGTCCGCGCGTGAAGCGCATCGGATCCATTCCCCCTCGCGTAGGGGTTGGGCGCGGTGCGCCCGAAGCACGTGGAGAATCGCTATGATTATCAATGATTCTGGCCTGGCATACCTGAACCAGCGCTACAACATTCTGTTTGAAAACAAGCTCGCATCGACCGAAGTCAATTGGAAAGACATCGCGATGGAGCAGCAGTCCAACACGAAGACTGAGCACTATCCCATCTCCGGCTCCGCCCCGAAAATGCGTGAATGGATCGGGGAGCGCCAGTTCAAGAACCTACAAAACTACGACCTTTCGGTGACGAACCGAAAGTTCGAGAGTGGTGTAGCCGTCAAGGTCGAGGACGTCGAAGATGACCGCTACGGGATCTACGACGGTCAAATCCAGGACATGGGGCGCGAAGCTGCGCTTCTTCCCCAAGACTTGATCGTCGATGCTCTCGTCGCTGGCGGTGCCACGCTCTGTTACGACGGACAGTACTTCTTCGATAGCGATCACCCGATCGATCCGAAGGATGCAGCCAAGGGCGTCCAGTCGAACCTTACGACGACCGCCCCTCTGAACGAGGCCAACTACGCCGCTGGGCGCGCGAAGATGATGACGCTCAAGGGTGAGAACGGGAACATCCTACGGGTGGAGCCCACGATTCTCGTCGTACCGGCGGCCTTGGAACTTACCGGGAGACGGCTCGTCTATGGGGCGAATATCAGCCAAACCGGTGGCAGTACGCAGGACAACGTCATGCGAGGCACCTCCAAACTGATGGTACTCCCTCAGCTTGACGGAACCCCAAATGGTACAACCAACTGGTACCTCATTGACGGTTCGCGGTCGGTCAAGCCGATCCTCTTTCAGAACCGCGTTGCCCCGGCAATGCAGAACCCCACCATGGCTGCCTACCAGCAGTTCATGAAAGACGAACTCATCTACGGTGCACGTGCCCGTGCTGCAGTTGCCTTCTACCTGTGGCAGTTGGCCGCGAAGTTTACGGCATAATCACACGCGATTGAACGGTCAGAAGGTACCACCAAAGGAGGGCAACAGGCTCATGGCAAACGGAAAACAGACTGAGAAGACGGTTGCGGTAAAGGCGCGATCACTTTCGCCAAACGGATTCTTTCGCTGCGGAAAATACTGGTCCGGCTCCGGGTCGGTTCATACGCTCGAGCCCACAGACCTGGCACGCCTGCGCGCTGAGCCGGCTGTTGTGGTTATGGCCACGGCACCGACGGAGGCTGCGCTTCTTGACGCTGACGCGAAGGCTACAGCCGCGGATAGGCGTCTCCTTGCCGCCGCTGAAGCACGCGCCGAGCGCAAAACGCTCCGGGCTCGCGTCACGAAGTACGATCGACTTGAAGCGGTCGAGGCGCACATCGATGAAATCGAAGACGACGCGGACGAGGACGGCGTCACCGAGGCTGAATCCGAAGCCCTGAAGGCCGAACGCGCAAAGCTGCGCGAAGCGGCCGATAGCCTTCGTCCACCCAAGCCCGAAACGCCGAAGTCCGACACTAAGTAACGACCATGCCATTCTCAACGCTATCCGACTTCGTAAATCTCGGTTCGGTTTCCGAGCGCGCGATCGCGGGTAACGAGGGACTGGCTACCGTCTACCTCGAAGCCGCCAATTCGGAGATGCTTGGGTACTTTCGTGCCGCGAAGCCACCGATTGACGTTCCGATCCCGCCTGCCTCCGTCTCCCCCAAGATGAAGCAGGTTGAGTGCCAAATCGCTGCCTGGTCGTTCATGGGTGAGATAGGCTTCGACCCGACTAGCAAGTCGGATGAGATCTACCTCGTAAACTACGACAAGGCCGTGAAGTGGCTAGAGGGTGTATCTGCGGGAAAGATTCAACCCCTACCGGTGGTCAACGGGGTCGCCCAAGATGGCGATCCCAATACCACTGGCGGCTGCATAGTCGTGGAATCCGATAGTCCACGTGGGTGGTAGTCGTGCGCATCAAGCTGCGCGGCTCAACGGTGGCGCTGCGCAAGTACGCCTCCAAGATCCGCGAAGCTGGAAGCGACGGCGTCCTGCGAAGATTCTCGGACAACATGGCCGAGGAGGCGCTCGACCTAATCGCTGAAGGTTTCAAGACGGAAACCAACCCTTACGGGATCAAGTGGCGACCGAAGGTGTTTGGTGATGGCCGCCAGGTATTGGTTGGCAACACGACCCGTCTGCGTCGCGGGTGGCACCGAAAGTTCGTCGGGGCAAACGGGTTCATCGTTGCCCCTTCGGTGGAATACGCCAAGTACCAGCAAGAGGGCACGGGGCTATTCGGGCCAAGGCACGAGAAGATCAAGCCGAAGAAATTCGGGGTCCTTGGTTTCTACGCAGAAGGCTACGTCTCGATGGCCGCAGCCTCGCGCGTGCGTTCGCAGGGCGGAAACAAGGCAGTTCGCAAGATGAAGGGCTCAACACTCTACTTCCGCAGTGTGAGAGGAGCCCCTCAACGCCTGATGTTCCCCAACACCAAGGCGCTACCAACACGGTGGAAGAGGTCGCTGAATGAGGCGTCCAACGAGTTCTGGACAGCATACTTCAGAAAAAAGTAATGGACCCACTCGAGCAAGTCATCCGCGAGATCCACACGGAACTCGAGCGACGCTGCGCGCGAACAGTCATCCTTGGGGTCGATAAGCTCGACAAAGACAAGCACAAGCGCCCCCCCGCGGTGCTCTGGGTGGAGCAGGGCGGTTCCGACGAGATGCCCAACGCCTCGATACGGAACACGCTGACGTTCGACGTTTCCCGCATGCACGTGACGATTTGGGGGGACTCAGCGGAATACGCTCGACTCCTCTACTGGAACCTCAAGCAGGCAGCCCACAAGGTGTGGGGCCACGACCTGCAATGGTCCGATCGCAGCCCGCCCAGCGACGCCCAACAGACTGGTTGGGCCACCTGCGGAGTTGTCATCGAGGCAACGGCAAAACTCTACCTAAAGGTGCCGACGGCACCGCTGCAGCTTCCAAATGGCCAAAACCCGCCCGCGGATTCAAGGCCGCGCCAAGTCACAGGACATACAATCACCGCCGGACTCGATCCGGACGGCACCGCTTGAGGAGAATACGATGCCAGACGAGCAGGAAACCCCCACGCCGCCAGTTGAGCAGGAAACCCCCACGCCGCCAGTTGAGCAGGAAACCCCCACGCCGCCTACACTTCTCGAAGTCAAGCCAGCTGAAGACGATGGGCTTCGCACTCCAGAGGAGCACGCCAGGGCCACCAATCACCTTCGCAAGGTTCCGACGTTCGCCGGCGGCACCAATGAGGGCGGCACACCAGAGTATCGAGCGGCCGCTGTTCTCCACGGTTGGACCACACACAAGCTCCACACGGCAACTCCGCTCCGGATCTCGACCGACGACTTCAAAGCGGCTCTCAAAGCAAGTCACGAAGCGGACGAGTCCGGAAACTACAAGCCGCACTCGCCAGCCTGCTCGCCCTACTGCCCCTTCGTTGCGTAATCGCTAACACCAAACCACACGAACTTTAGCCTGCGCCCCTAGATGGGTAGCGGGTTGGCGGAGCTCCATCCGCAGCAGGAGATCGATAGATGTACCCTCCCGGCCAGCAAATGACCGTCCGCGATGGCGGAACCGGACTCGCTTCGGCGAGCAATTCACTACCCCTCGTTGTCGGTTACGCGCGAGGCGGAACGGCAAATACCCTCTACACGTTCTCTTCGAGCAATGCGCTTCGGGACACGCTTCTTGATGGTCCAGCCGTCGAGCAAGCCGCTCCGATCGCTGGCCGTGGCGGTTGCATGGTGCTCTGCACCACTGCGACTACCGTTGGAAGCGTCGGAACAGTTGCGGTTTCTCGAGCCAGTACGTCAACTGGAACCGTGACAGTAGCAGGTGTTCCGGCGAACATCTGGAAGCTACGGATCAAAATCACTGCAACCGGTACGGTGGCAACTGGCAAGTTCCAGTACGCCCTCGACGGCTACTCCCAAACCGACGCCTACACCTGGTCGGCAGAGTACGTCATCCCAACCGGTGGAACATTCGCGATCCCTGGCACCACCCTGGTAGCGACCTTCGTTCCTGGCGCTGGACCCACCTACTTCGAGCTCGGAGACACCCACCGGGCTGACTGCGTGGCCCCGCACTACACTACAGCGGACCTGTTGGCGGCGTTCACTGCGCTACCTGCTCAGATGGGCACCCGACGGGTTCGGCGCGTGCTCATGGCGGGGATTAGCCAGACCGCAGCGGGTGCAGTGGTGCTTGCTGCGGCGCTAGCCGGTCACCTCGACACGCTGGCACTGAACTGGCACTTCGCACGAGCAATCATGGACGGCGGCTCGGTTGATTCTGCTGCGTCCTTCAAGACCGCAATCGCCTCGTTCACCGATGACCGAATCGGCATCGTTTTTGGAAAGGCATCCATCGTTTCCGAGGCCCCAATCCCAAGCTGTGGAGTCCCAGAACTGCCGGCCTCAAATGCCGTCAACGAGCGCTTCGCGTTCTCTGACCTGAGTGAAAACCTCGGGCGCCTGCTCTCGGGATCTCTGCGTGGGATCGTCCGGATCAGTCACGATGAGCGCTTCCAGCTGGCATTCACCGAGGCGGACCGAATTATCACCCTCCGCACACACGACGGCTACGGAGGGCACTTCGTCACCAACGGGTACATCCGCTCGGCCCCAAGCTCCGACTTCAAGTACATCGACTGGGGCCTGGTCATCGACGAGATCTGCGAGACGGTGCACGACAACCTCGTGCAATGGACCCTCGAATCTCTCGATGCCGAGACCGACGGTACGGGTCGCCTGTCGAGTTCCGACGCCAGCCGGGTCGAGTCAGGAGTGCAGATCGCGCTTCAGGCCCGACTGATGCAGCCCCTGAACAAGTCGGGGAAAAAGGGCCATTGCACGGCCCTGCAGTTCAAAGTCGACCGCACCAACGACTTCTTCTCGACGGGTACGATCCAGGGGGCCGCGCTCGCGATCCCCAAGCGCCCTGTCGAGACCATCGCCACCCAGGTCGGCTTCGTTCGTCAGCTCGCTGCAGCGTAATCGTCAACCGATTGGTTCCGCGCCATCGCGCGACTGACGACCAGTCCAACAAGTTCACATAATAAGGAGCCGCAACATGGCGGGTACTCAGGAATTTCGAGCCAAGGGCTCACCGGCAGATTTTCACTCGTGCATCTTCGACTTCGGCGACGGCTCGAAGGCGATCCACCGAACCGACGGACTCACGTCATACGACGTCAACGATCAGGTGGACCGAGAAAAAGTGCGCGCAGTTGGCCGCTACGCAAAGGGTTTGACGTCTGGTGAATACGATGCGGACCTTTCGCTCGAATGGCTTTCCCAAGCCTGGAAGGACGTATCGAAGAAGCTCACCGATCTCGGTGATGGCGTCTACGGATTCAAGGGAACGTTCACGCTGACTTACACCGAGCAAGACGGCACCCCGATGACCGTCGTTGCGACAGATATCATGTTCAAGACGCGAAAGCGTTCTGGAAAACAAGGCACTGAAGGCCTGAAGGTCAGCACCGATCTCGATTGCGGCGGACGCGTCTACGAGAACGGAATCGGACCTTTCGGCGAGAAACTGTAACGAACAACTAGGGCGTTAGCCCGTGGTCTGGAGGGATCATGACCGAAGAAAAACAGCTACGCAGTGAGATCAAGGCGGAAAACCCCAAGGCAGTATTTGCGACCATCCCAAAGGTCGGACTGATTGCCTTGGGCGCGGCATCGTACGACGACTACCTGAACTTTCTCGACTCGATGGCATCGCCAAGCGAGAGTCGGACATTGGCAAAGGAACAACTCGTCATCGACGGGCTGCTCTATCCAACCGGGAAAGAGGGCAAGATCGCTGTGCGTTCTGTGCTGCGCGTCAAGCCGGGGATCGCATCTGCACTGCAAGATGCTGTCGAGCTTTGCACGCGCAACGGCGACGTGACAGAGCTCGAGCTATCCGACGAGAAACGGGCGGACCTTGAGAAGCGCTACGAATACGGATTCGACGGCGTTACTGTCGATGGGATCCCAGTAATTCTAGCCGCCACCGAAGCATCAGCTCCGATGGTGCGGGTTGTTCTCGATGAGGCACAGAAGCGCTGCGAGGACATGGGAAAGAAGACCGTCGCCGCCCTACTGGCTTCGGTTGTAGAACCGGACCGAGACACGCTCGAGAAGATACTGCGTGAGCACCCTGGGGCAATCGCTCCTCTATCGGTCAGGATGTACGAGC